AACTCTAAATTCAACTAAAGATGATGATTCGGTATCAATATATGAATAAGCTAATTTATCTTCATATATTAAATTTCCAAAATTTAAATCTGTTGATAGTCCACTAATATTCAATAATTGATTATTGGTTTTGTCTGTATATCTTAGATTCAATGTTGTCAAATCTGTTGTTCTTGCAATCAAAGCACCAGAATGTGCAAATCCAATAGTGGAATCAACTGTAATTGAAGATGCAGATGATTGGGTTGGTTCTATTACTTTTGTTGTTCCTGTGGTTTCAAAATTACCAGTAAATGATGTGGAATCTAAAGATATTTCATATAAATCTTTATTTTCTATTGGTCTATATTCTACGTTATAGATTGATGCAGAAACTGTACCAATTCCACTTACATATTGATTTAATGTAGATCCCTTAAGAAGAATTGGATCACCACCAGAAACTTTTTCAACTAAAATATTTTTAGTTGTAAGATAATTATTGTCAGATGGCCTCAACATATAATTTTGAGGCTTTAATACATCTACTTCTTTTCCATATAAAGCAGAAAAAAGAAGTTTAAATGATTGATCTGTTCCTTTTGCTTTATAAAAGTCTTTTGCTCTTGATAAAATATTAGTTAAAGAGATTCCAGTTGTAAAATTTCTTTCTTCAAATCCAGGTAAAAATTGATATTTGAATTTTTTGAAAAATTCAAAGAAGAAAATATAACTTAAATTATTTAAAGTAGATCCTTGGGTGTGATCAGATGCTTCAGTTACTGAAAAATTTAAAAATTCTGGATTATTATCTTTTTCTAAACTATCAATACCACTAAAACCACGAATACATCCTAAAAATGAATTGGAAGTTTTTGAAGTGTATGTAATAATTTCATCATCAATTTTAATAAGACCATAAGTATCCGGATAACCAATTGTGTGCGATACGGAAATTACATCATCAAATGATAAAATATTGGAAAGTAAAACAGATGGAAGTTGAATATCAATAAGTGTTTCTTGATTGAAATTTTCTATACTCTTATATTTTTGTAAATTTGTTGATAAATCTACAACACCAGTTTGGTGTTCTTGTGAAATATAATACTGAGTTAAAAATTCTTGAAAAAGAGGAGATTCTTCATTCAAAAACTCAGGAATTTGTGAATCAAGAATGTGATTGATTTTTATTCTTTTAATTTCTGACATTTTATCTTGTATAATTTCCGTTGATATAACTTGAAGTTGTTATGTAAGAAGTAGCAGAAGTATTTTCACCAGAAGTAATAATATCTTCTATAGTATTTACTATGGTATTTGAAGTGTCTATTTGTAAATATAATTCTTTCAGTGCAATTACATCATTTGATTCTGGCATTGCCTGAATTTGGATAGTGTTATTTGGTAGAGAAGTTGATGTAATATTTACTATATTTAACAAAATTTCTCCATCTGTGTAATTAACTGTACCTGCATTACCACTAACAACAACAGGAATATTATTTACAAGTTTAAAGAATAAAATTTTTCCTTTTGAACTATCTAAAGGCGAATCTGTCAAGTATAATATATCAGATATTCCTTGAATATTGAACCCGGAAGATTTTATATTATAATTTTCTGTTTTTTGGTGAAATTTATTCCCAAAACACAATTCATAAGTAGCAAATTTGTTTATTTGAGCTTGCAAATCTCTTCTCATTTTCACTTTTGTTATATTCGAAGTAATTGCCTTATTTGTATTGTCAATTAATGCATTTATTTTACTATATTTGAACCTTCCACCAAAACTATTCACATCAGAAGAAACGGAGTATGATTTTATTGTATTAATAACTTGATTTTTTAATAAAATTACATCAGAAGTGAATGAAGTATTATAATAAATTGTTGTATCAAGTTCAACATATAAGTATTTTAAATCTATAATTTCTGGTTTGATCCCAGCAATTGAATATTGTCTTAATTTTTTTAAAATATCATCTTTTGTGATTTGAGATAAGTAATTTCCATTTCTTGGTTTGATGGATATGAATACTTTTCCATATTCTGGAGGATTTAATTCATCTCCGCCATATGCACTTACTGAATCTATATTTGAGTAAATATAAGGAATCAATCCTTTATAGTCATTTGCAGTAACTGCTCTATATTGCGAAGCATATACTCTTGGAGCAAGATATTTGACCGAATCTATGGTTTCAATATCATCGCCATTTTGTGATGAAGAAATAGTTGTCAGTAACGAAATTCCACTTGTAATACTTACTGAATTATTATCTTTTAAATTTCCAGAAAAAGTAAAATTTGCAGATCCATCTGCCGATTTTCCATTTGTTACGATATATGAAACAGTAATTACACTTCCGTGAGTTGGTTTTTTTCCTAAAATATTATCTCCAAATAAAATTTCATATTTTTCATCTTCAATTTCTTGAAGTAAAAATAATCTTGATGTATTATCAACATTTAAAATATTTTCATATAATGTATATGTTTCTGTAGTAGAATTAGTGATATTTACACGAATTGTTGTAGAATCTACTCCAGCATTAGGAATAATAAATCTTTGATTTGCTTGACTATAATCAACTGTAAATGTTTTTGTTAAATATGACCCTTCATAAATGTCAATATTATCAAAAAATGCAATATTTGAACCATCTACTGCAGTTGTAATACTGGATGGTATTGAGAATATGTAATTTCCACCTTGAACTGCACCCAATGCAATTACTCCTGCATTCAAAGTAATCGTTTTGGAGTTAAATCCTGTACTATCTACAGAAAAACTAATTTTTGCTTTTGATGCTCTCTTTGAGCGGGGAACATATCCAATATTTCGTGCATGTGAGATTACATTTTCTCTGAGCGTTGCACTATCAAGGAACGCCTCATTTGCCTGCATATTGGTGTTATATGCAGTAATATAACTATTATAAGCAAGAATATCAATCAGGACCGAAAAGTTGGATCCTTCAAAATCAAAATCAGTAAAATTAGAATTTGTTCTCAGATAATCTTTAATCTGAGTTCGTAGATCGCCAAAATCTAAGTTGGTAAACTGATTGAATGCCATTATACTCTAGTTGGTTGTAAGATGAATTCTATATTTTGAGTTGGAAATGGTAAACCAACAATATCATAAGAAATACGAATATTTAAATCATTAGAATCTTCTGGAGTATCAATCACAACACTTCTTAATCTAATTCTAGGTTCAAAGTTTTTGAGAAGTGTTGTGATTTCTTCTTGTAAAAATGAAGATATCCCAGAAGATTGGAGTTCAAATAATGAATTATCTACAGAAGAACCCAATAAAGAATTAAAAAATCTTTCATTAATACGAGTTCTAACCAAATTTATGACAGATCTTTTGATTGCATCCTCATTTTTGAGAATGGTTACATCATTTGTAACTGGATGTCTCGCAAAAGACAAACTAATATCTTTAAAACTGCGAGAAATTGTTACTGCCATTCAAATTTTTACACTTTTATATATCTATAATACTTTTTACCAACTTTTTCCGTAAGCAGGTTCAGTTCCGTAAGACCAATCATCATAGTCCTCATCATTGCGAATTTTTTCATGAAGATCAGTCTGTTTTTTTAAGTCATGTTTGGGTGCAACATCATACATAAACTCTTGAATGACTCTTTTTGCAGGATCTACCTGATAATCTGTAATCAATTTCGTGGTCCCCCACATTTTTCTCATATATTCTTGATCTCTATCTGTTTTTTGGTTTGACATTTTTCTCCTGATTGAAAATCAGAACTTTTTTTGGGGTTTCTATCCCATATTTTATCTATATTATTTTATTTTTTGATCTTTCCATTAAAATTTAGAATAGAATCTCTATTAAATGTTAAATTTTTCTGAATTCGAATATCTAAATTCCAAAAAGAAATCCCAACCATTGCCTTTTGGGGCAATAACTGGGATTTGAAGATTCAATTAAATCAACGACCTTGACCTCTATACTTTTTTCGAGCACCATTGCTACTTGATTTCGCGTACTTTGTATTTTTTCCTTCACCTTGACGAGTATTCTTTGGATTACTCCCAATC